TGTAGCCCTGCGTGATGACCTTATGAGCGCAACACGCTACGCCTTCCAATCACAACGATACGCTATTGCGGGTTCTGACCCCGAATGGACTAGCGATCTAACCTATAGGAATTACGGCATTGTCTGATAACGAAACAGAATTAGTATCACGAATACGTCAAGAGATTGCAGATTCTCTTGGGTATGATGGTGAGATATCTACACAGCGGGAGAAGGCTATAGAGTATTACTATGCCCTACCCTTTGGTAACGAGGTGGATGGTCGTAGTCAGTACGTTGACTCTACTGTACAAGACACTGTCGAGTGGATCAAACCCTCTTTGATGAGGGTATTCGCGTCTGGTGACGAGATGGTTAAGTTCTCTCCGCATGGCCCCGAAGATGTGGCATCTGCCAAACAGGCCACCGACTACGTTAACTACGTCTTTTCCAAAGATAATCCCGGCTGGGAAATCCTCTACTCATGGTTCCATGATGCCCTACTACAGAAGAATGGTATAGTTAAGGTATGGTGGGACGAGTATCCAGAGGAGAAGAGAGAAGAGTATAGAAATCTTGGTGAGATGGAATTTGAGTATCTGATCTCTGATGATGAAGTAGAAGTAATAGAGCATACAGAATACACAGAAGGTGACGGAATATACCATGACGTTGTGATCAAACGATCCAGTTACAACGGTAAGATTAAGGTTGAGAATGTACCCCCCGATGAATTCCTTATCTCAAGAGAGGCGAAAGGAATACAGGACGCACGATTCGTTTGCCATAGGGTAAAGAAAACAGTTTCAGAACTAAGGCAGATGTACCCTGATGATAACTTTGATGTGGGCGAGTTAGGTGGGGGATATAACGAAGAGTTATACAATGCGGAAAGAATTGCTCGTTACGAGTTTGATAATTCAGCCTCTTGGGGTGGGGGACTAAACGAGAATGGTGAAGAGGCTCTAAGAGAGTATTGGTTGCATGAATCCTTCATCAAAACAGATTATGATGATGACGGTATCGCGGAATTAAGGAAGGTCTGTACGGTAGGGGATTATATATTCTCCAACGAGGAGATTGATAAGGTTCCCCTTATTTCGATTACTCCTTTAAAGATACCACATAAGTTCTTTGGTCTGTCGGTTGCTGATCTTGTTATGGATTTGCAACTCATTAAGAGTACCCTGATGCGTAATTTAATGGACAACGCCTATAACCAGAACTTCGGTAGGTATGCTGTCTTAGAGGGTCAGGCGAATCTTGATGACCTCTTAACCCAGAGGCCGGGTGGTGTGGTGAGAGTTAAATCCCCCAACGCCGTTATGCCCTTGGCTACCCCTCCACTCCAGCCTGAATCCTTCCAGATGCTTGGTTACTTAGACGAGGTAAGAGAGGCAAGGACGGGGGTTAATAAGAACACACAAGGTATCAACGCAGACGCTCTGACAAGCCATACAACGGCCACAGCGGTGAATATGGTGATGACCAATGCCCAGTCAAGGGTAGAGTTAATCGCCCGTCAGTTCGCGGAAACAGGCGTTAAAGAACTGATGTACTCTATATACGAACTCCTCGTAAAGAATCAGGACAAGGAGCGCGTAGTGATGTTAAGGAACGAGTGGATTCCAATACGCCCCGATATGTGGAGTGATAAGATGGACTGCACCGTATCTGTTGCTTTAGGCAATGGGTCAAAGAACGAGCAGATGACGCACCTATCTCAGATGCTACAGTTCGCTGGAGAGGCAATGAGAGGTGGACTACCCATCGTCACCCCGGAGAATATGTACAATCTAGGAGCCGCATTGATTAAAGCAATGGGCTACCAGAACGTAGATGACTACTTAACCAAACCGCCACCGACTCAACCAGATCAAGAAAACCCTGAAGCCCAGATGAAGGCTCAACAGGAACAGATGGAAATGCAACTCAAGCAGAAAGAGTTAGAAATCAAAGCCGCTGATGTACAGGTTAAGATGCAGAAGATTCAGCAAGAGGCTAAGAAAGATGCAGTTGATGCACAACTTAAAGCCGCTGAACTAGCACTAGAAGAAAAACAGAACAGAGCGGTGGCTATAGGATAATGGGCTTACTAAATCCATTCAGAGATGAAGAAGATGTTATGCAGTGGTATCTTAATACTCATTATTTGGATGGATTATTAGATTACCAACCACAGTCTAGTTCTGGTGCCGCTTATAAGAGTGTAGTAGATGATTGGATTCCATATTTCAACGATATGATGGATGATTGGACTCCATCCTCTGAACCAACCCCAATTGGTGACGGGGTAGACCCCGGCCCATTTTTCCCAATAGATGATCAAGAGCCGTTAGTTTTATTTCAACGAATGACGGGGGATAGTTGGATTTGGGATTATGGTACTGAAAGTTATTATAATAAATTACTTAGCGAGTCTACACCGGGATTCGTGGGCGCGGCCGGAGAGCAGGTAGTTGATATTGGGCCGCCTAATAGTAGTATCCTTGCGGCAATGGGAAAATAGTGTGACCGACATTGAAAGAGAGCGTCATGCTAAGAATCTTTTACAAGATACGCTACTACAGGAATCATTTGACACACTAGAAAAGAATTTACAGGATACTTGGAATAATTCAGGTGTTCATGATGTAGATACGAGAGAGCAGTGTTGGCTCTCGTTAAGACTCCTCGAACGAGTGCGCCTTCATCTAACCAGTATAGTTGATACTGGAGATATGGCGAGGAAGATTGAGGAATACCAAATCTAAGGAGAACACACATGGCGGATACGCAAACAGCCCCGCTCCCCGCACAGGGAAGTATTACCGAAGCACAATCAGCATTCTTAGGAATATTGGAACCTGAAGAGGTCAAACCAGAAACCGAAGAAAGCGCCCCTACTGAAGATGTTGAAGAGTCTACTGAGGAAACTCAAGACGAACCATTGGAAGAGGTTTCTGAAGAGGAATCCGATGAGGAGGAATCTGAAGAAGAGTCAGAAGAAGATGAGGTCGAAGAGGAACCTGACGTTTATGCCGTTAAAGTTGACGGTGAAGAACTTGAGGTAAGCCTTGACGAACTCATTAGCGGGTACTCCCGCCATTCTGACTATACCCGAAAGACGCAAGAACTTTCAAGTGAGAGAGGTGAGATAGCCGAATTAAAACAGCGGTGGTCTGAAGAAATCTCTCAATCACAAGCGGAGCGTCAGCAATACATAGATGCTATTGGACAATTTGTACAACAGTCTATGGTTGGTTTAGAGCAGTATACAAATACAGACTGGGAAACTCTCAGAGAAGAAGATCCCATTGCATTTGTTACCAAGAAGGATGAGTTTCGAGATGCCCAAGAACGTGTCAGGCAAGCGCAAGCCCAGCAGGGAATTGAGCGGCAGAAACAAGAGCAAGAGTTTGCTAAGGTAAAACAAATGGCCCTTCAGGAAGAACACAAACGCCTAATAACGGCAGTGCCTGAATGGAATGATCCAGAAAAACGTGGAACATTAGCAAAGGAACTCTCATCTTACGCCCTTTCTCAAGGGTTTAAAAAGGAAGAACTGCAAGAACTAATAGACCATAGATCGCTAATAGTTTTAATGAAGGCTCAGAAGTATGATGCCCTACAGAACTCAGATGTTAAAGCGAAAAAGTTGAAAAACAAACCCAAGGTTATAAGGTCTGGTAAAGGGTCTAGTAAAAAGTCCGATACCGCCAAAGCAAAACGTATTGCCTCAATGAAGCGTCTTAAAGAGAGTGGTCATTTAGATGACTCTGTTGCTCTCTTTGAGGATTTTATAGACATTTAACTAAAGGAGGGAAATCCCATGGCTGGAGTTCCAACGAATACTAGGGAAACCTATGGTGCTATTGGCATTAGAGAGGACCTAAGTAATATAATTTACAATATAAGTCCAATGGATACTCCGTTTATGAACGGAGTTGGACGGGGTTCGTGCGACAACACGACCTTTGAGTGGCAAACTGATACTTTGAGCGATACGGCAAATAACAGACAGCAGGAAGGGTATGATTACGCCTCAACTGCCGAAACTGAGCCAAGGCGTTTGACTAACTTCACACAAATATCGGCAACTCAGGTTCAAAGTTCAGGAACCGCTGAGGCAGTCGATTTTGCAGGTCGCAAGTCAACTCAGGCTTATCAATTGGCCAAGCGCGCTAAAGAACTAAAGCGCAATATGGAGACAATGCTTTTAGATGACACTCTAAAAACTATTGGCTCGTCTGGTTCTGCTAGAGCAACTGCTTCTGTTGGTGCATGGATGGGTGGGCCTATTCTACTGGAATCGCCCGTTCTGGATGGAACCCAAGCCACAGTTGTTGGTTTGCAGAATCTTGGCGCTGGCTCTGTTGGCCCAGATGGCACAACTGATCCAACGGATGTCGCAGGTTCGACCACTGCGATTACGCTTGCTGGAATAAACGAAACTGTATCTCGTATCTGGGATAAGGGCGGAACACCTGATGTTATTATGTGTGACGGCCCAACTAAACAGACGATCAGTTCATCTAGTGTTGGTGGTAATGTGGTTGCTGATCCTATAGGAAACAACTCAGGTGGCAAAGCCATCACTGCTATAAACGCAGTGGATGTTCTGGTTACTGACTTTGGTACGTTTAAGATTGTTCCTAATCGTTTCTCAGTTGCTACTTTCGCATATTTCTTTGACTACGATCTGTGGTCTATTGATTACTTGCGTCCTTTCCGAACGGAAACTCTTGCCAAATCTGGCGATAGTGTAAAGCAGTTGTTAATTGCTGAATACGGTCTACGCTCTAAGAATGGGTTTGGCAATGGTCAGTTGAGAGGTGTAAAGTAAATTAGTCTTGGTTTAGCCCCCCTCGGGGGGCTTTGCCTTACAGGAGGAATAAGATGGCAAAAATTGGACAACCACCAAATAAGGGTAGTGCGACCGCTGCTGGCCCAAATATGAACCCCCCGCCTTATGCAGAGGGGAAACCAAAGGTTGTGAAAGAACCTAAGGGTGGAAAAAGTTACAGCAATATAGATGGAATAATTGATGCTTGCGTCAAAGCATCTGGTAAGAGTGGATTTTCCAGAGGATAGATATGGTTACTAAAGCAGAACTTAAAAAGGCTGTGAAAACTATGGAAAAATCAGATAGCAAAAAACCTGAGAAGTCCGTAAAGAAACTAACTACTAAAGATCGTGTGAATAGGATAGTAGAAGGGAATGATCCGGGGTATCACTTGCAATGAAGGGTAATCCCACTCCAGTAGATACGTTTCATTCAAACGCTGATGAAACTGAATTTACTATTAATACACGTCAGGATGTTGAGCCTATACTAGAAGAGAATAAGAAAGCCTATAATAATTATGGTGATCTGCTTACTCCCGGCAAGTCCGGGGAAGGTGTGCGTGTTGCTTCTATTCCCACGAATATATGGACTCAATGGATGAAAGAAACCAACGGGGAGATACAGAGAGATCATAATCTTATGAAGAGGTATCTAAACGACCCCGCTAACAAATATTTTAGAACTACACCAACGAGGATTTAATTATGTGGTTATACGCACATGGCGTCGCAGGACGCACACAAAGAAATTATCGAATCTTAAACCAAAACGCATTCTTCGCCGCCCGTAACGTATAATGGCTATTAGTACCTACAGCGAACTACAAACCGCTGTTGCTAATTGGTTAGACAGAGATGATCTAACAGATAGAATACCAGAGTTCATAACATTATGCGAGGCCCGATTCAACCG